AGGAGCTATACTTTCTATTTCATGGTCCACATATCCATTTAAATCAAATCCAGCTCGTCTACTGATATTATTTGCTTTATCAATAATACCAGATACTCTACCAGAACTTCTATTAGCTTGGATATAGCTGATAGCTTGTTGTTTAACAAAATCGCTTGTAGGTCTATTAGATCCTTTGAAGTCATTATAATCTTTATCTATTTTAAGACTATAATTCATAAGTTCAGTTAAGTTATGTAATGGAATATTATTACCCATTTCTTTTTCTATAATAGATTTAGAAGAAGCAACAATATCTTTCCAATCACCTTTAACCAATTTTTTAAATGATTTTTCATTTGCAGTCTTTTGGTTAGATTCAACTTGAACTTTACTTAATTGGATTCTTGTATTAACAGCAAACTTACCACCATGACGAGTAAATATATCAACCTTACGATTTAAAATAAATACACCATCTTTATTAGAATGAGCATCATAGTTATGAACGATATATCTCTTATTAGGAGTAATAACTGTAGTATCTAAACCATTTTTATTTAGAGTTAGACGTCTAGTATTATTCTCTATACGAGACTTAATATTCTTAACCATATTGACGTTATCATTTTCAACCCTTACAATCATTGTACCAGATTTATGTCTCCCTTCGGAGATATCTAGGTACGCATTAAAGCTGGAGATGCCCAAACGTCCAATTTTGGACAAGTCTTTAACTGTGTTAATGTCTTTTTGAATATCATCAAGAGAGTCAATGGAGAAGTCCAGGGACTTTACAGAATTGACTATATCAGAGACAGAAGACTTCATTTGGTCTAATGTCTTACGAGCAGTTGCACCGATACTACGAATATCTTCTAATAATCCAGAACGTAAATCTTTTACTTGACCAATGATATTAGACTTAAGATCTTTCTTGAATGAATCCATAGATTGAACCTTAGGTTCTACAGCTTCAACTGCTTCTTTTACTTGAGAATTCTTGGCTTTATATTCAGCTATTTCTTTATTAACTTTTTCTACAACTTCAGAGAACTCTTCGTTATAACCACGAACGTTACCAACTACTAAACCCAATGGGTCAAGAACAGAACCAGAACTTTCAGAAGCAATATAAGACTTAGAAATCTCATTGAAGATATTATTAATCTCTTGGTTGATATCAACTATCTTAGCTTGAGCTTCTACTTCTTTTTGTACTACAGTAGTTAATTCTTTTTCTTGTTTAGCTATAGTCTCTTTAGTTTGGTCTAACTCTTTCTTAGTAGCATCAATATTATCTGGTGCATTAATAGGAGATACACCACCTAATAAACCACTAAGTCCAGTTAGTTTACCCATAGCTTGAGTAAGAAGTTGTTTATTTTTACCAAATTCTTCAGGTACTTTAGGAATACTCTTCTTAGCTTCTTCAAGTTCTTTGAATTTCTTATCTAGTTTTTCTAGATACATCTTCTTATCTCTAGCAGTCAATACGTATTGGTTAGTAGCACTTTCACTACCAGTATTCTCTGGTATAGCTTTAACTATATTGATACCTTTAGTAACTTCAGTAGTACACTTATCTGCTACAGACTGAGCTTGCATTGCACAGTCTTTAAGTTTACATTCTTGATCATAAGTATCACTAGGAATACCAGCCATCTGTTTAGCTTTATCTACTATAGTAGACTTAATACTATTTACAGTCTTCTTAATCTTATTCATTGCTTCATTGACTTGGTCTAGCATAACAATAGTGTTATTCTTAGATGGGTCAAGAATTGTAGCAATTTGGTTATATAGTTTGGTTGTATTATTATCGATTCTATATACAGTATCTTTCACATTCAGAGTAGCCATATATAGTTTCTTTTCATCATCAAACATCAAGCCTTCAATCTCAGCAGTCTCATCATCTATTGCTTTGATATCAAATAAAACATCAGTAGCAGGTTCAGATGATTTCTGTACTGGATTACCAGATGTAGATTGAAGATAAATACAACCAGGTTCTATATAGAAACGATAATCAGTGTTATAGAATACAGCAGTATTATTAAAGAATTCTACTGTCTTATATAATGATTCCTGAGGTGGTACAATAAGCTGAGGTATTGGTTCATTATGGTCAAACTTTTCTACTAGTAAAGGAGTAGATTTAATGAATGACAATATAGCATTAAATGGATCTGTATTAATAAAGGTTGTATTATTAGTCTGCTTATTAGCGGTAATACATTCTTTAAACATAAGACCGATAGCAAAGGTTTCTAGTTTATCGCTAGTATCTTTATTAAACCCAGCATAGTCAATATCTGTATTGTAGTTTATATCCTTATCAATAAAGTAAGACATTTCGCCACTATATGGAGTAATAGCTTTACCCTTTTCAGCTCCATCAGTACTATCTTTCTCTGCTTTCATTTTAGAAAGAGTCATTACGATAGTAGCTGTCTTAGCATGCTGTACCATCTTATCCATATCTTTCTTATCTATAGATAATCTGGCATACATAACTGGCATAAGAGCTTCTTCATAGTTATTATCCATGGATAGCATTACTATATTTTCTGGAGATATATCAAAAGTATCTGTAGCACCTTTATCATCAGTATTTGTCCATTTCATACTTATATCATACTCATACTTCATCTAATCAAACCTCCTTTCATAAAAAATAAAAAAATAAAAGGGAAGCAAAGATGCTTCCCTTTAAACTATCGATGAAAATCACTTCGGTATCATCGATATCCGGCTGGTACAAATTAGTCATGAAAGACTTCATCTGTATCAGCTTCTTCCTTTTTTGCTCTACGTTTTTCACTGGCACGTTTATTCAATAAACGTTCAGCAAAAGACATAATGAGCATCGCTGCAAACCAAACTACAGCACCAAGTACCATTGCTAGTACAAACCACAAGAATGCGTCACTCATACCGGCTTCAACACCACTGTTGTAGTGCTTACCAGCAAGAATCATGTCACCGTATTTATAGAATAAGAAGTGGGACATTTGGTAGATTGCTAAAAAGCTTGCAATTAAAGTTTTAATAATAAAAGATGTTCTTGTTTTCATAATAAGATTCCTCCTAAAATAAATATAATATGAAATACTTCTTTCACTATTATATTATATCATTGTAATTTTGAAGTTTTACAAATCTTCCAAAATTATAGGATTATTCTTGAAGTACTTATTATTTATCTCTTTAACTGCATCTGGATCTTGCTTACGTTTTAGATAATCATCTAGTTTAGACTCACTCATAGATTCATATACCAAGTATTGGTAGTTGATATCTATAGCCATGAATCTATCAACAAACTCTTGTTGTCCCATACTACATTTCTTTTTAGGATTAGCTAGATAGTAATCACAGAATCCATTATATAAAGCATTACAATCATGCTCTATACCAGATATTAGACCATTAATGATATCTAATGCTGTAGGTAGAGAAACTTTAGATTTAACACCTAACCGTTGAATACCATTTAATATCATAAGCATAGATATGAACTTAGGATTTATAGGGAATTCTGGGACAAACTTTCTGCTTTCGTATAAGAATGCATTTAGACAAGTTATAGAATTATATGAGTATGAATTATCTTCAGCAAACTTTCTTGATTGTCTAGCCACTACAACTTCTGGATTAGTACTAGGTAGTTGATACATGTAATGCGACGTCGATATTACTAAGTTAGCTGTCCTATCTCCGCCGAAATAGTTATGATCTAACATGTGTTTGATCATAATAGTAGCATCTACAGAACCAGCTTTAAAGTAAATATCAGGAAGATATGGACAAAGAAGATGTAATAGACTCAAGTTAGACTCTATCATCTTATTGTAACTATCTCCCGCATCAGCAAAGCGTTTATTATAATACTTATTATAACCAGCTAGTAATTTAGCTGACTTCTTATACATACCATTCGAAGCAACTAAGATAATCTTAGATTCTGTCTTATAGTATTTTCTAAAGAAGTTTCTTAAATGACCAGCATAGTTAATAACCATAGAACATGCAACGAAGAAGTCATTAATCCTGACAGGACCAGTTGGTGGAGTTAAGAATTGGTATAAGTCAATAAAGATATTGACTTTATCTGCATTAGAATTAGCAAATTCTGTTTGAACTATTCTATCTAATGCTTTATAGGTAATAAACTTACCATGAAAGTACGATTCGATAGGAATCTGCTCTACTAATTTTACCATAATCTGTTACCATGGACCTTTCTTTCGCCAATGGTTTACTACTTTTTTGAGTATATTATCACATTCGTCACATATACCAGATAGGAACCATTGTGCTGGGCTATTTACAGTCTTACCACAGTACCTACAACTATGAGGTAGCTTTTCTGCTCGTAGCATACGTTGAATACAACTACGACAGAAAGGTGCTCTGTGTTCAGCTGGTCTTATAGCATCTTCACGATCACAAATAATACAACGGAAGTACCATAAGACTACTCTAGGTGGAATGACATTATCAATCACACAAGTTTCAAATGAACACTTACCGTTATTATCTATATACTTACACTTATAATCCCCTTTATGAGGACAATCAATGAATTGTATAAAAGGACCTTTGGTATCACCAGTGACTTCGGTTTGAGATTTGTCTTCTAGAGCCATTTAATCAGCTCCTTTCTATTAAAGACCACAAGCCTCTTTTGGATCATAGAATTCTTCAGATGGTTTACCCTTTGGAGCTTTCTTACCAATAGAAGCTAAAGCATCGTCAAAATCTTCACGATCTTTGATCGCATTAATAATTTCATGAGTATGACCAAAACCTTTTTCAGCCATAACTCGTACTAAGTTATGAGGACCTTCTTCAGTTAAGAAAGTAACACCTTTATTAGCACGTTCAGAATCGATGTCAATAATCCATCGACGGATTTCTAGTTTTTCTGCATTGGAACCCCATGCTAATTTACGAAGCATGATTACAGAATTACCACGAGAATCAATAGGCTCATCAATATCGCCTACGGTATAAGAAAAATCCATTTCTTTTGCCATGTTTTCACCCCATAAAATAAAATGAAAAATAATATAAGAGTGGGAGATAGTCATATGACTATCTCCCCAACCTTATACTTCTAAATAATTAGAATTGTTTTGTGAAGCTTGGGCTAAACGCATCTACGTCTTGACCGTTTGTTACGTTGAAGTTAGCTTCAACGATAGCTTCGTTGATCTGCGTAATTTGGATAATATACGAGATGTTTGTTTGACCTACTAATGGGTAATTGTTGTTGCTTTCAGGACGAACAACGTTTACAGTGTAAAGGAATGTTTCACCTTTTTCGTTAGTACGACCATACATCTTTTGAAGGAATTTAGGTAAATCAACGATGATTGCTTTGTAAGCATGAGGTTCACCGCCGATTAAGGAGTAGCCACCTTCAACAAAATCTTTGGAAGCGTTAGTCCAATTTACAGTACCATCTTGTTTGAAGTTATAAATTGGATTGTTATTGCGGAAGTATACTGCAGGAATGATATCAGCCAATTTAGCTTGACCTTCATCAGTAAGTTCCAACAATTGACGGAAATCAGAAGTGGAGCGTTCAGTCATACGAGCGAACACACCTTTACCAATTTCTTTTTGTTTAGGAGTAACTACTAACTTAGTTTTACCTTCAACGCTTGGTTTGTTAGTCAAGATCAAAGTAGCTTTTAAGCCAGTCTTTGGATCAGGATACACAGTACAAGCTACAACATCATCACTCACGCGACGTAATGTTTGTGCAATAGATGCACCAAGATTGCGAGTAGTAGTATAGATGCTACCACTAGCAGCTTTGAATTCGATTGTGTCGAATTCTAATGGGTCTACCTTTTTAGTTTCTGCTGTTGCTTTTTTGTCGGTAGTTTGTTTTTTGTCGAAATTAGTTAATTCGACGTTTTCTAAAGTTGCCATGTTGAATACCTCCTGGCGTTAATAATGGACCATGTATCACTGCCTGGTCCTACTGGCAGGTTCTAAAATTTGCTGAATCTATATTAGACTCATTACAATATAGTTCAGCGATAAATAAATTACGAATAGAGAAACGAATCTATGGGTTTAAGTGAACGATCAATAATGATGATGAATCACTTCTCTATTCAATAATATATTATATGATTATAATATTTTTTAGTGAGCGAAGAATACTTCTAATTCTTCTTCAGTAAATGCTTGATCAATTTGAGAAGCTTCAAATATGAAATCACCTTTGAGATATTTAAATACGAATAACTTCTTCGTTTTAACATCTCTAATTAATTCATAATTATTTCTAATTTCTTTGAAGTTTACATCATACCAATACTCAGCACAGTAAGTTTTTAGTAATTGGTATGAAATAATCATTTGAAGATCTTCTAAGCATTCTTGAGTTAAAAGTACTACATCTCTACTATAGTATCTTTCTATCTCTAGTTCATATGGCATAATACCATTGATTTGATCTATAGATTGTAAGAACGATGCTAAATACTCTTCAAACGTATCTCTAAAATAAGCCTTAGATAATAGATTCAAATCTCTCTTGATTTGGGCTGGAATTAATTCCAATATAGATTCTATATTATCATCAATATAGAATGCAAACTTGGTATATAGTCTATTAGTATCAGTAGGTAACATTTCGTCGATATCGTCATAAACCAATCTATTTGTACTTCTAGAAATTAGAATAGTATTGGTTATATCTACAGATGTAATATACCATTGGTCTTTTCTAACGTCATGATATTTGAATACTAGATCATAATCGTCTTTATTCTTACCAGTCCAATAGATTTCCATAAACCCAAATGGAATTAGAAGTTTATAATTGTTTTTCAATTCTTTACGTTTAAGAACTTTCTGTTCTTTAGTAAAGTCCTCATCCATACCGATGAAGTCAAATAGTTCATTTCGTACACGATAGATATTTTCACTATCATAATACTTTAATCCTAATAATGTTGATTGCAATTATTATTTCCTCCTTTCATAAACTACTATTGTTAGGTTATTTAAACCTATAGTTTGTTTTTCTTCTACGTGTTTAACAACATAGCCACGAGATTCCATATCGGCGATACATTCATTGAGATATCTAGTACTATATTTAATAATCACTGTACCACCTACTTTAGTATCCAGTCCTTCTAAGTTATGATTGTTTATCATCACAGCCTTTTCCTGAGGACCGTTATCTGTCATGACACATACAGCACAGCCGATAATCAATGCAATTAATAATGCACCTAAAATTATAATTCTACCTTTATACATATTCTTTCCTCCTTTCTTTTAAGCGAAAATGTATCCGGTAGAGAATATTCTCTACCGGACTTCATATAGATATTATATAAATGAATTAATTATTATTACGGATATTACCGATCAATTGTTTAGTAGCTTTCTTTAATAAACCAGAAGCATACTCAGTGTAATATATAGCATTGTAATATTTAAGTTCTGGTTTGAATCTACTATATTGATATAATACAACAGGGTCAGTAACTAATTCTTTAACTAATAATTTTACATTGGTTGGAGACCAAGTTACTTTAGCTAATTTATTATCACCAGAAGGGATAATTTCGGGTAATTGAAGAGAAGGAGATATAACGATATAACCAAACTTAATAGGTTTACCATCGGCTTCTAACATTTCTTCTACGAATAGTTCACCATTATCATCGACTAGGTAATAGTATTTACCTTTGTAGTCAATCATAACAGTATTATCTTCTCGGAATTGAATTTCGAAGCTATTGTCTTGAATATATTTAGTAAAATCTTCTGGAATAGAATTAATTCTATCTTGAATAGAATCAAGAATATCTGGTTCAATATCCATGATGTCGATGATACTAATACGTTTGAATGTCTTATTGATAAGATCTTTAACTCGACCATCTCTTAGACGTGGAATATATCCACAACCTTCCCATAGTTTATCTTCAGATCTATCTTTTAAAAGTAGCCTTAAGTTTTCATGGACAATAGGGAATTCGTTATTCAAACCAGAGATATAACGATTATATTCTGCTTTCCATTTACCCCAACCATTTGGGATTTCCATTTCACTACAGATAGTATCAATTTCAGAAGGTAACATATCTGGAAGATTTTCAATAGGCTTGAATGGTGTATTGAAAGTATAATAATTATCAGCTACATCTTCTCTGATAGAGTCTTTATCATAGTTTACTTTATCTTCATCTGCTTTATAATCCATAGCTTCTAATACAGCTGTACCATAACATATAGCATCTACAAAATCATCATGATGATGGTCAGTAGTAGCATATTCTCTAAGCATCATCATAGCATTGATAGGATCGATATCTTTGAGTTTAGTCTTAGGTTCTTTTTGATAGATAATAAGCTTTTGGGAATCTTCAACTAGTAAATCATGTTTAAGAGCTTTATATCGTTGAACGTTACCATGACCAAAGATAATTTTAGAGCGATCATCAACCACTATTTGCATATCTAGTGGTAATGATTTATATTCGTTCATATCTTTCTCTAGTTCTTCTAGAGTATCATAGTGAGGATATAACAATGGTAAATCATTATTCTCACTTCTCCAAGAAGATACGATTTGGTAATCGATATCATCTTTAGTTTGTTTGGAAGCTTTAGTAGGTGTTTTAGAATTTGCCATTAATTAAATCCTCCGTAATCTTAATACCAGTGATAGTGTTATAAAGTTTAGTAGAACGCATAGTTTTACTATTCATAGCATAATAACCATTAGCTGTTTCGAAGATATAAATATCATCGAGATCTGTAGCCATTCGTTTAGCTTCATTAGTAGTGATTTTTTCACCTTTAGGTAATCCATCGTGTAGAGCCATATATACTTTATTCATGATAGTATGCTTATCATTTTCAACTTCTTCTTTGATTGCTTCTAAATCAATTTCTTGGAAGTCTTCATCATAGAAGATTTGGTCTTCTACTAAGTATTTACGACCTGTTACAGTTTCATAGATATAATCTTTACCTACAGTTTGACCAAGGTTATCAGTAATCTTTTTAAGAGTACCTTTATTTTTACCAACGTATTTGAATACTCTAGTCTTAACTTCTGGACTATTATCTACTAATTTAAGTTTATTATCTTTAGCATCTACTGTAATAGAACGTTTAGTAGAGATATCATTAGATACTGCGAATGTAGGAGGAGCAAGATAGTTAGTATGAACTGTAATAAATGGTGTATTCATACCAACCATAGCAGATGCTACAGCAGCATTTTCATTATTAGCATTATCCAATACTTTCTCTGTAGTATTTTGAGGCACTTCACCAGGTGTAGTTGTATTAGAAGGACCATCTGTATCTTCAGGAGTCTTAGGTTCTTCTACAACTTCAACCTCTTCTTCACCTGTTTCCGGATCGGAAACAACTGCAGCGACAGCATGAGACTTAGTTAATACAATAGAACCATTCCAATCTTCAACTTCTTCTATTTTAAGACAGAAGTGAACATTATTAGCCCCATTGATAGCTGTAAGAGCATCTTCAATCAATTTGTATTGTTTTTTATATTCATCTTCGTTATTGAATACAGAAGATAAATCAAATTTACCAATTTTCAAAGTATCAGCATAACCAAAGATGAATTCATCTACGTTAGAACCAATCTTCATAGAAAGAATATTCTTTAATAGCTTATCAGATAATAGTTTCTTATAAGCATCACAGAAAGGTTTAATAGCTTCCATTCTTTCTTTAGTTGCATCATCAGTTTCAGTATATTCAATCTTGATATCGCATTCATCTACTAATTCTTTGAATGTAGACACATAACGTTTATCTGCTGTAGGAATACCAGTAGCAGCTGGTTGAGCTGGAGTTTGAATAGGATTCATACCCAATGCAGGAGGTTGAGCCATACTAGGTGCTTGAATATTATTCTTATTATTAGGATTAGCTACAAGAATGATGAGTTTTACATCTTTAAGATAATTCCAACGATCTTTAGACATCTTGATCGTAGTTTTATTCTTTTCTTCATCATATTCAAATAATACAGCAGGTGGATAATTAAGTTCTTTTGTAGACTTCAATGCATCTGCAATACTATTAGCAATAGGATAAGGTTCTCTTGTAGTTTGTCTATATTCAGGTTCAGAAATAATAGCGAAGTTGAGTGTTCTCATAAAGGCATCTTTAATATTATCGATAATACCTTCTTGGAAAATATCCATCACTAAATTCTCCTTTCTAATTAATCAAATTTAAATCCTTCAGAAGAAGGTTCTTGTTGTTGCGGTTGTTCTTCTGGTTGTTGAGGTTGCTCTTGTTGTTGGTTATCTTTATAGATAAGAGGCATAACCTCATTAATCTTAGATCCAATCTCATTTTTAATAGATTCGAAGTCAAACTCTTCAGTTATAACTTCTACTGATTCATTAATACGGAATAAAGATTTACCAGCATTGTCTGGATCGTCCATACGTTCTTTAAGAGCTAAGAAGATTTCTAATAATTGACCAAATTGATTATCAGTTAAACGTAAGTAACTATATTTACCTTGAGCAGTGGTAATCATAGTCTCTTTTGCTTTTTGTTTATTACGATATTTAACCATGGTTCTATTATTAGGATTATTTCCACCATCTTTAACATCGATTACTAGATTATATGGGATAATCATAAAGTCGGTAATCCACTTATGAGTTTTACCTTCGAATCCATATTCAAAAGTAGGACCAGGTGCCATAATATCATAACCATCAAAGTCTAATACTTGGTCTAAGAATTCTAAGAATTTCTTTTCGTAAGAACCAACGTAACTAAACTTAGTACCATCTTTGAATCTATATTCACCAGAGATACTTCTATTAGCTAACATTTTCTTTTGTTGTTCTTCATCATTGAGAATATTATAAGTGCCGAATACTTTTACCATATTCTTCTTATACTTTTCTCTTAGTTTATCTTTACAAACTTGTCTACCACAAAGACGTTTGTACTTATTAATCTTATCATCCCATGGTGTTTCTCTACCACATACGATACAAGTACCATGGTCTTTTTTATTGATATAATTAAATAAAACCCTTGCAGCTGTATAACCTTCTGGGATTAACTCAGGATGTTTTCGTTCTATATGGGAGATGACTTTATCTTTTACATCACGGAAAGTGCAATAAGGACATCTTTCTTTTCTTTTTGCCATTAAATTTCACCTCACTAATTAGCTTATTAAGTCTTACTAACATGTTCAGAGCGTCATTATTTGTGGGTTTTACGAATATAGTAGGAAATTATAAATTAAACAAAATAATAAATTTTGTTTCAATGGAAGGAGGTAATCCCTATTGATTAACAAAGTTTTTGGTACGAAAACACTAGCTAAGGATCCTAAAGTTATCGAGCATAGTATTTCGATTAATCAGTTTAACCAACCACTCGTTTATACGAATGAGGATGCTACGGCTATTAAGTTAATAGAATTGATTCTATTAAGACCTGGCACATATCCAACAAGACCTAAAATGGGTGTAGGATTGGTTGAACGTTATAGATATACTTTCTTCGATCATTTATATGAACTGGAGGATGACATTACTAATCAAATTCGGACGTATTTACCAGAATTTGAGAGTGTTGATGTAAACCTAACTAAAGATGAGTTAAATAAGACACTGTTTATTACTATATCTTTGGATAGTGTGGCATATAGTTTGGTGTTTAATAGCCAGACAAATACCATTAGTGTTATCTAAATTTTCAGGAGGAATCTATTACAATGGCAAATGAAAATCAAACTGAAAAAATCAGCCTAGACGAATTGTTAGGTGCTGATGAAGGAGCAACAACTGAGACACCTGAGGTTACTACTGTTACTGCTGAAGCAACTCCAGAAAAAGAAGTTGTTGAAGAAAAACAAGAATCCAATGTTGTAACTCCAAATATGACATCTGGTAATGATGTAAAAGCTGGCGATGCAGTAGATATCCAAGATATTGCTAAATTCAAAGAAGTAGTATCTGGTAACGAAGAATTCGCCAGAAAAGAAGAAGAACTCATCGATGAAAACATTGAACGAGTTAAAGGTGAATTGACAGCGATCATGAAACCATTAAAAGATAAATGTATTGAAATCGCTGATGAAAAAGCTTTAGAAGAAGCAGATAAAGAAGGTGGCGAAGCTACCGATACTGACTTAGAAGACGATGGTCTTGGTGCATCAGTTCGTGACAATACCGAAGTTCCTAAAACTTCTAAGAAAGTGGACATCTCCAAAGCATCTTCTGTAACTATTGATGATGATGACTTCGCTGATCTTGACGATGATGATGTTATCGATGATCTTGATGACGACGAAAAGAAAAATGAAGCTGAAATCAAAGAAGCAGAAAAAGCTGAAGAAGAAGCTCGTAAACGTTTTGAAGAAATTAATAAAATTATTTCTACAAAAATTAAACCAACTAAAGACGAATTGGATATTAATAGTTTCGAAATTAGCAGCCAACCTATCAATATTAATACATCTTTGGAATATAGTACTGCAGCAAAAGAAAATACTCTTCCTACAGCTACAGCTCCATTGTTTGCTACTGGTCGTAATATCACTATGAGTGGTTTGACTGGTTCTGAATTGGCTCAATTCGTAAACAATATCTCCAATATCTCTTCTAGTAACCAAGCTATTAAAGATACTTATGCTTTGTTATACAAACACGACGTATCTGAAAATAAACCAAGTGGTTATGTAAACTGGTTACGTTCTATTGCTTCTGCTGACTTGATCCACATGTACTTTGCTCTTTATAAAGCAACTTTCGCTGGTTCTAACTACATTTCCTTCGACTGCCCTGAATGCGAAACATTCTTCATGACAGATGATATCCCTATGGATAAAATGTGGGAAGTGAACGAAAAAGCTTCTGATGAAGATAAGAAACGTCTTGATGACATTATTAAACACGGTGAAGTTGATGGTGGTATGGATACGTTCTCTGAAAAACTTATTGTTATCTCTGATAACTATGCAGTTAAACTTCGCCCATTGACTATCTTCTCTGATATCGAAGATACTTATATTACAGATGAATTCCGTACTAAGTATATCGCTATAATCCGTATTTCTCAATTCATTAAGAACTTGTACTACATTGATCGTGAACGTGGAATCTTGAAACCAGTTGATTTCAAACCAGATTCTTCTTCCGTTGCTAAAACTATCAAACGTAAAGTACAAGTAGTTGGTAAATTCATTAACTCTTTGAATTCTGACCAATTCTCTATCTTAAATCATCACATCTTTGACCTTGAAACTAAAGTCAATGGTACTGATGATGTAATTACTTACTTCATTCCAGAACAAGAATGCTTGGGCACATTCAAGAAAGGCGACTACGCTGGTCAAGAATGTACTCATAAATTTGAAAAACAAATTATGCATCCTCTTAACATGCTTTTTACACGGCATCAATTGGGACTCCGGAGCATCTAACACAACGATTAGTTTCTCTACAAACTTATTATCGTAGCGGCTTCAGCTTAATTGATGCACCTGAGAAATCTATGGCTTATATTCATTCGTTGTATTATCTCCAAATGAAACGTCTAGCACAAGAGAAGCGAGAAAAGCTTCTTAAAGCTATTCAGCAAAGTAAGCAAGATAGACTAAATCGGGCTCACAGTAACGTTAGAAAATCTACTCGTGATCTCTACTTAGAAAGACAAGAACAAATGGTTCAACGTGGACCAAATAGGAGGTAGACAGTGATAGTTTCTGAGTTCCTAGAGAATATCTACAAGAACAAACCAGAAAACGTTATATTTACTAATATATTTGATCATTGTATGGTCGTGTATACCGTTTTCAGGAAGTATATTACTGAAGACACGGTAAGTATTACTGTCGATTCCAAAAAAGCAGTTAAAAACTCTACATGTATATTTACTTGCAGAGCACAAGAGATTCCCTATGAATATATGGCTACTGTTTACAATAACCAAGTAGTCCATTTATATGGTAGCGACTTTACCATTAAGACTAGTCTTAATAAAGATGGTACTGCGGTTATTAAAGTAATTAGAATGTGACCATAAAGCGGTATCCAATATTGGATACCGCATTCTCTTTAACAAATTATTAATTTATAGAAAGGAGAGAAAATATGGCAAAGAAAGATCATCTTAAGGTAGAACTTCTTGACATTGATGCTTTTGTCAAGGATAACAATCTTAAAGAGATTACCAACCCTATCTTCTTTAATCAGAATAATACACCAACTCCAGATGGATTATTATCTAATGAAATATTTGGTATTACCAAAGACAGTAGAGCAACTACTTTTGCATATATCAACTTACATGGATATTTCTTAACTCCTCTAGCTTATAAAATTTGGCAACGTATTGATAGTAAAATTACTAGCTGTGTATATGGCACAGAAACCTTTAAAATCCAAGATGGTAGATTAGTACCAGATCCAGATGGTGGTACTGGTTTGGACTTTTTACGAGAAAACTTTGATAAGTTTGAATTTCAAAAGAATAACTCTCGTATCCGTAATAAGAATATTGACTTCTTATTGAAATACAAAGACCGTTTGTTTATTAGAAACTTTATTGTTATTCCTGCATTCTATCGTGATATCAGTACTACTGATAAATATGTCGGTGTAGGTGATATCAATAAGTTATATAACAATATCCTTATTGCTACTAGATCTTTGATTGAATATGAAGATTATGGTTTAAGTATTGGTGATTCTATCAAAGGTAGAATCCAAGATAGTTTAGCTAACCTTTATGAATATTTTTCCAAAGATACTATCTCTGGTAAATTTGGTTTGATTCGTAATGCAGCTAGTTCTAAAACATCTGACTATTCTGCTCGTTTAGTTATTTCTTCACCAAATCTTCGTACAGAAACTATTGAAGAATTTAACGTAGACTTAGATCATTGTGCATTACCACTAGCATCTACTATCACAAACTTCTATCCATTTGTGGTTACATATATCAAGAACTTCTTCGCAGTTCAATTACAAAATATGTCTGTTATTCCATATTACCAAAAAGATAAAGATGGTAATATAGCGAAAGAGCCTATCTATCTAACTCCTAAGGATTATCGTATTGCTTTCTCTGATGATGTTATTCATTCTGAGATAGATAGATTTATCCATGGGTTTAGTGATAGATTTAGACCTATTAAAGTTCCAGTAATGCCGAATAAATACAAAATCAATGAAGTTGAAATGAGATTTGTTGGGTTTACTGTACCTAAGTCTGATTTAGTAGCTAAATTAGAAAGAGGTCAAAATATATCTGAAGGTTTACTACCAGCATCTTCTCGTAGTATGACTTGGTGTGACTTATTCTATATAGCCGCTGTAGATGTAACTAGAGATAAAGCAGTATTAATTACACGTTATCCTATCGATAGTTGTTATAACCAATTCCCTTCTCTTATCAATGTAAACTCTACAGTTAAGACAGAACCTATGGTTATAAATGGTAAGTTCTATAAGACTTATCCTAGAATTAGAAAAGAAGATATCGGTGTAAATACATCTAACTTATTTATCGATACTCTCCAAATCTCTAACGTATATCTAGGTTCTATCGGTGGTGACTATGATGGTGACCAAGTAACAGTTAAAGGTATCTATTCTACTGATGCAAATAAAGAAGTTAGAGACTTCTTACAATCTAAGAATAGATATATTTCCTTTGGTCAAAAGAATATCATGAAAACTACTAATGAAGGTGCTATTGCTTTATACTCACTTACATTAGACTTAGAAAAACCAGGTACTTTTACAGAACCTGAATTCAAATATTAGGAAGGAACGTAGAAAATGGAAACAATGCAAAACTATCAAGCTGGGTCTGCTGATCTTTTCATACAAACAGTTTCAGCTAAAATGTCTAAAGCTTTTATTGAAACTATTCAGGAGCAAGGTTTTAATCCAGCTATTGTAGATGTGGGTACTCTACAAAAAGCAATCATTTCTGAATATATGAAAAATATTCTCTGTTGTGTATACGATAGAGTAGATTATGATAATATTCGTCTTACATCTATTACAAGAGAAATATTCGATAATAAAACTAGTGACTTTTATACTATAGATATTATGGAATACGTTAGACTTGTAGCATTTGGAAGAACTCTAATGCGGGAATCGTCTGATTATGTTGATCGTCGCTTCTTAATCTATTTAAATATTCTAGTTGGTGATTACTTTGGTATGTTTAAATTAGCTGATGGGTTTGATGCTGAACGTAGTAATATAGTTGGTGAAGTTATTCGTATTACACCATATGAAAATATGAAAGCCAAATACGAATTATCTAGGAATTACTATACTAAATTCGGTACAGGTGATGAGCTTAGACAACTAGAAACAAACTTCAAAAAGTTGAAAGCTTTATACAACGAAATGTATAATACAGAAAAGAGTGAGACAAATGATGGAGCTAAATAAGACTGTCTTAAATCGATTTGAAAGCGAATTGAAATATACTAAGTTGGATATTGTACTAAAAGCTTTAACTGATTCTGTATATTTACAATCTATGGATAATTTAGAATTCAAACCTTCTAAGATTATCTCTAAAGCTTTAGAAAATAATCCTATTATTAAACCAAATATTCCAATTTCTGATATAGCTGTATATTATATAAATGATGTGGTATTTCTTAAACATGCAGAGTATAAAGGAATTGATATAACTCATTACCCATACTTTGATAATGGTACCTTAACATTAATGAACTATGAACACTTCAGTCGATATGTTGACT